AAGAAAATTCTTGCATCAAGAAATGTCTCTATTGTGTCAGCATCTGTTTCTGATACTTCAAAACGTAAATTGTAGATTTTGGGATTTTGATGTTCTGCTAAACCAAACAATATTCTATGTTCATAACCATCTGCAAATTTAACAATTCTATTATTTGGTGCAGTCGTTTTTCTCATACCATAGGTTGGAGATATTGATGGGAATGTTGCCATTATGCAAGTAAACCTCCTGGTCTTTTTTGTTGTACTAATTCAGATTGTACTGCAACTGATATAAGACGACCAAGTTCTCTTCCTTTATCTTCATCTCCCTCTACAGCCGAACCAGAAGCATCTACATTAACAACAACGTTAGTTGTTGAACCTGAAAGCTGATTATTAGGAATTATTGTGCCAGCCGTTGAAGGAACAAACAATTCAGGTCCTTTTTCACCTACGATTGATGGTCTACCCACAGGTGGTCTGCCGCCTGTTGCAAAAGTATCAAGTGAACTAAATATTCCTCCAAAAGTAGAACTTAAAAATGTATTTATACCAAGTCTTAAAAGTTGACTTGCTATATCGTTTAACATTGAACTTGCAGCTTGTGCCAAGGATTGTGTTTGCATTACTGCCCCCACTAAAGCATCTGAAACACCTGTAGCAATAGTATTACCTATTTGTGCAAATTTATCATTTAATAAATCAGCATCAGTTTTTAAAAATTTAAAAGAATCAGAAATTTTCAAAGTACCGTCAAAAATATCTTTTAAAAACACATTACTCATATCTAAATTTTCATTAAAGAAACCAGCATTAGGTACCAAGCCATCTGTAAAAGCAAAACTTGTAGCAGTTAATGTATCAGCAAATTCTTTTGTACCTTCTGTAATTTTTGATGTTTCTTTATTAGTATTTTTATTTTCTAATGTTATTTGTTTTTGTGCAGCTAAGTTTTGATTGACTCTATCTCTTAAAGTATCCATTTGGTTAGTGGCTTCAATAAGAGGTTCTAATAACCCTCTTGCATCTAAAGTTGCCGCACTATCTGGTCCTTGTACTAACTTTATAACTTTTGAAATCCTATCTAACTGTGCAAAGAATTTAGCAGCATCTTCTTCTGTCTTAACGAAAGTAGGGTCTAATAATTCAACGGCTTTTGTTATATCTTCAACAGCATCAGATTGCATACCAAAACGTGCTTTAAATGAAGCAGAACCAACTGCTCTATTAGAAGCACCAATTTGTGCGTCTGTTAAAAGACCAAATATCTTATTAAATTCACCAGCAACTTGATTTAACAAATCAAGAATATCTTTTAAAGGTTGTTCAAATAATTTACCTAAGTTTTGCGCAAAAGTTTCAACATTATCTACGAAAGTACTAAATTTACCAGCCAATGTATCACTTTGTTTAGAGGCACCTTCAAAGAATTGGCCACCTTCACTTGTAGCTCTTTTTATTGCTTCTACGAATTTATCAGCACCTATTTCGCCTTTACTCATAGCTTCGGCAAGTGCTTCACCTGAAAGACCTGTTATTACTTCTAAGTCTTTAGTTACATTTATTCCTTTTTCTAAGAGCATTATATTTTCTTCTTGCATAAATTTATTCTTTGCCTGTACTTTACCTATTGCTAATGCAACACCATCTATTTCTGCACCAGCAGTACCAGCTATATCTGCAATTCTTTTTGTAATATCAACAACATTTTCAGTTTCAAAACCAAATGCTTTCATTCGTTTTGCAACTTCTATTAATTCAGAAGATTTAAAAGGCGTTACAGCACCAAACTCTTTTATCTCTTGGACAATTCTTTGGGCTGTTTCTGCACTCCCTGTTAATACTTCTAAAGCTTTAGTTTGTGTTTCAAGCTGCGCAGTCTGGAATAAAATAAACCTACCAGCACCAATTACAGCTAGTGCCTTAAGAAGTGGGGCAATAGATTTTGTTAATGTACCAAAACCAGTTGCTGCTACTTTTGCTGATCTGCCTGTGTCGTTTAATGACCTACTTGATCTATCTAAACGACCTTTTAATTTATCTGTACTAGTACTTAATGCTTGGGTTTGTTTATTTACACGCTGTAATGGGACTATGGCGTTCTGCGCATCAACTATTAACTTAATTGTCGATTGTGCCACAGATACAAATAACCTTTATTATATATTACCTTGTTTTGTTCTTTTGACGATTCATTTCTCTTTTTTCTCTTTCCATTTTAATTTCATAATAACCAGCCCAAAAAACCAGTTCTTCTTGGGTCATATTTTTTCTTAATTCTTTTATTGTTTTACCTAATTCTGTTGCGAGAAAAAACTCGAAATTTAACCAAGTATCTCGCTTTATTCTTTTTTTGCTGAATTTATATCAACCTTTATATCCATCATAAATAATTCAATTTCATTTAAGATGCTTTCAGGTAAAAATCTTTTTAAGTTTTCAGCATCACTAGATGCAAAAGCTTTGGTGCCATCTTCATTCTCTGCGATCTGGCAAAGCAGTCTAGTTGAAATAGTAAGACCTTCATCTGTACCAGCAGCAGCTTGTGCTTGGATTCTATCGTATCTTGTTAATGGTGGAAAATATAATTCTTTTAAAAGTTCGCCGTTTGGCTTTTTAAGTTCATACTTTCTTCTTTCACTCATTACTTCGCTAAAAGCTTCAGTAATAAGATCGACGTTTCTTTTTGCCATAAAATATTAGGTTGGTTACCCTAATGTACTATATAGCTGAAGTTATGGCACCACTTGTTATAAAGGTGATGTTCACTTCTTGTATCTCACCTAGAGTTGCACCATACTCTGCATTTGTAACTATTCCAGAAAAACCAATTTTTTTAGCTGATTGGGCAGAGTCAGGGAATAACTCAAACAATGCATCTGCAGCATCACCAGTTACAAGAACATCATCAATAAATGCTTGGTAATCTGAATTGCCAGATGGGTTGTAAAGTAAAGTTGCAGAACCTTCACCAGAAATAAGACCACCAACAAAAGTTTTTGAAGTGTCGCCCATCTTTGTAGTTTCCATTGTGTCCTTAGTGACAGACAATGACCATGCTCTTAAATCTGAAATGTCAGCTTCTGTACCGCCAGCATTTTCAAACATGATTTTTCCTACATCACCTTTAACAGCCATAACAAAAAAAAGTATTTATTTTATATTAACCTTTTTCTGAACTTTTCACATCTTTTTTTGAATTTTGTTGTGCCTCATAATATTTTCTACAATCAGGATCCCAATAATTTGCTTCTCTTCTTCCTTTTACAATTTCAATTACATCTAACATTTCTTCAGTAATTTCAAGTTTTGGCATAATTAAAGATCCTCATATATTTCAAAAGTTATTCTTATTTGTGTTTGAAACTTACCTTCAGGACTTGATGTTAAAACTTCAGGACCAATAGGTGAATCAAATATAACATTTGAAACTGTTATTCTATTGTATAAGTTTCTAAGTCTTTTGCCTATAGTAAAGTTTGCACCTGACCCTTTACCTGCTTCTGTAAATATATTTAAAATTAACAAACCAACAATTCTATTAGTTGAATTTGTTGTACCACCCATTGTTAAATAATTACCTGCAGAAAAACTTGTAATACATTGAACAAAAGAATCTTTACTAGATGAACTAAAAGGTATATCGTTAAAAATTACCTTTATAGGTGGTGTATCTACAAGTTCAGTAAGTAGTCTTGATTCAATAGTTTTTCTAACATCATTAAGATCAATAGCTGCCATTATTCTCTCCTAAATTCATCAGCAATAAAACCTTCAAGCTGTTTAGCGATTAATTCTGGATAACCTTTTATTGTATTTTGATCTGGTCTTGTTCTATATCTACCACCCCAACTTGGTGGCAAGTTTGTACCATAAGCAACTGGTTCAGCATATTCTACATCTGTAAATACTTCCCCAACAAATGGTTGTATATCATTTTGCCAAGAACCCCTAAGGTTATCAGTATCAACTGGCGTTGCTTTTTTTACTCTTTCTTCCCAAAGCAAAGTTGCTTTTTTTACAGTACGAATTACTTTATCTTCAAAATGTTTACCTATAGCAGATAAGCGCATTTCTCTGGCCATTATGCTCTTAGATAAATTTCATAAAAAATATTAATGTTATTTTGCTGCTCAAAATCAATTTGTATTATTTTATATGGAACACCACTTATAACCACAGTATCTTTTGTAGTAGGTACAAAAGTTATATCTTGTGCTGAGATAGTAAGCTTTTTATCATCTTGTGCTATAAGATCATTTACCTGTATTTTTTTTACGTTTTCCAAAAAGCCTTTAACAGTAACACTTGTTTCTGTATTAACAAAATTACCATTATCAACATTATATGAACTTGTTGTGGTTCTTTTGATGGTTACATTACCACCAAATTTTTTTAAAGCTTTACTTGATGCTTTTTTTAAAGATGTAGCAAGTCCCATTATAGTAAATATGCAATAACTGTACCGCTATCAAGTTTGACACTTGTTATAACACCTTCTATAGCAGTATTAGATTTAAACTGTAAACCAGTAAGATCACCTGTTATATTTTCAGCAACAAGAGTATTAATTACTGAATCTTGTAATGCTTTAATACAACCGAATCTACCAGTGTGTGCTGCAGTGTCGTTAATAATTTTTGCGGCTGGATAATAAGTCATAATTAACTCCTTTTAATTGCTATGTTGCCGGGTCCACTAATTCGTAAACCAGTAAAGTACCGTTCAAAAAGTGGTGGTACTCTATCAGCACCAACAGAACCATAAAAATTAGGTTCTAAATCTAGACTTCCAAGTTTTACCTTTTTAAAGTCCTCAAGACCACTTAATCCTAAACCATCTCTGTTGTTATTCAAGTAAACAGCAAGAATTACTTGTGCTTTTTTTACTTGTTCTGGTATTTCTGTTTCAGCAAAATAATCTGTTGATATTCTAAATGGAAAGCCAATAGAGTAGGTATTGATATAAGTATCAGGTTTTCTTACACCCTGTCTAGGCCACTGTAATGCTTGTGTATTTGTTACCCTTGCTCCTAAAAATCTTTCTCTGTCAATCCTTACCGCAGCAGTATATAAGGCTCTGTTTTTGTTATCTGTAGAAGAACCATCCCACGCAGAAACATCATCATCTGCAATAAGACCTTCTACTATTGCATTGGCATCAGACAGTGTTATGTAGCTGTTTGCTGCTGCTCCCCCTACTGTTGCGTCTATTGTGATTGCCATTTTGTTTTAGTTTGGATTTCTTTTCTTTTGAGGAAATAGAGACTACCAGCTTGGCAGCCTCTTGTTCTCTCATCCGCTTAAAAGCGAACATTCCCATTAGCTTGAAGCACCTTTAAGTGCAACAAAGTTAATAACAATGGCTTCACTTAATGAACCACCTGATACGTTTGTTACTGTAACTTTAAAAGAACCAGCAGCAATAGCTGAAACTCCAACAATATAAGAACCAGCAGTACCAGCAGAACCATGACAAGCTACAACAACATCAGTAGCAGCAATTTTATCGTTAGTTACTGTAAATGTTGCTTCAGCAGCAGCACCTAAAGCTGCGTTGTTCATAGTAATCTGGCCACTCTCTGTATTGAGAGTTACACCTGTTGTTTTATTAGTTGCTTGTGTAACTGTACCACCTGTGGTTGGCCCAGCTAATTTACCAGCACTAATCTCAAATAAACTTGGCATAATTTAAGTACCTTTAGTCTTGAGTTGATACGTTAGTTGCTCTAACAATACCAATGTTCTTTGTCTCGTAGACTTTCGACCAGTTGCCTACTGTTCCTAGTTGTGTTCTGTTTGGGTTAACAGTTGTAACTGCCCATTTAGAACCAACAGGGTGATATGTGTAATGCAAGTCAATAGCCATTGCATCTGATTTAGCCAGAATATCTCTGTCTGTTTCAGTTGTTAGACCAGCTTGCTCTCCACTAGCTACTGCACCAGCAGTAAAGAAATATGTACTGTACTCAGTTGATGCGCCTGACCCTGCGGTAGAAACGTCATCTGAA